GTACCCGGAGCGGGACTTGAACCCGCACAGCGCGAACGCCGAGGGATTTTAAATTGGTGGTGATTGTTTTTAATATCAATTAGATACAAAAATAATCCGAACATACACCAATAAACGAACATCATGAAAACAATAAGTTACAGCGATGTTTTAGGATATCTTCTGACACTTATCATAACCCAAATTCAATATTTATTCAGTCGCACGGTACCACGATTGCCAGCGATAAATATTGGTACGCAGCTCCCGGCCGCACTCCGCTGATTGAGTATCAGCCAGCAGATCCGCGTCGCTGTCGCCGCCGGCGTCACTTAGCTTGCACGGCGGGTTCATCAAATCCGGGGATGGAGTTGGCCGCGTCAATTGCTCGCTGGCGCAGCTGCACAGCAGCAGGATCAAACTGGCACTTAGTATGATTCGGGTCGTTGACATATTTCACCACATCACGATAAACGGTACGGTAAATCACTTTGGCTTCGGCGCTCGCCGTCGCCGCCTTCTGCTCGCCAGCTTCTACGGCTTTCCCCTGCTTTTTACTCTTCTTCTCAGCCTGGCTGTTTACGTGCTCAGAATGCGCGTACCAGCCCTTCAGATACCCCGCCCAGAAAATGCCGGCGGCCACCGCCAGCACACCACCCACAATCACCAGTTTGGTTTTTCCGTTCATTCGTACAGCCCCCAGCACGTCAGCGCACTTTCCTGATCCCGGCGGTCAACCTGCCCGTAGCAGCCGTTTTTCTGCCCTTTCGTCAGACGGCAATCCTGGCCGCCGTCGAATACCCACCGGCGGATCTCTGCGCACGCCCCTTTGCGGTCACCAGCGTTCAGCTTGCGGTAGAACGTCGAGGGGAAGCATTTACCCGGCCCGATGTTGTACGGGCAAAACGAGGCTATGCCTACGGCCTGCGGAGCGGTAAGAGGAACATGAACATTCTTCTGCACCCACGCCAGCGCCTTATCGCGCTCGATAGCGTTAACCCTTTTACACTGCGTCTCGGTTGCTCTTTGCCCTTTAACTACAGGCTTGCCATCAATGACCGTGACGCCATGACACAACGACCACACGCCGCCGGGGTCAACAACGGCGACCAACGCGTTACCTTCTTTTTCGCTGATAAACTGGTCAAACAACACCGGCGCTGAGGCGCCTGCAGCGATGAGCGCCAGCATCGCGGCGCTGAGCTTAGCTTTGTTGCTCATAGTCGCGCGCCTTCCGCCGGTCTTCTTTGATTTTGAAATAAAGATTGGTGAGGTAGGTCAGCAGCCCGAAAACGATACTGGCAAGAACGCCGATCGCCGCCCACTGGCTCGGGCTGACTTTATCAAGGAGTTGCAGCAGCCAGTAACCACCGCTGCCGATAGAAGTGACGTAGGAGGCCCCCGCCGCTACGTCTGAAAGGTTGTTCATTCGCATGCCTTACCCCCGCGGGGTTCACTGTGTAGTGATGCAAGGGTAAGGTGTTAGTCAGGTCGGAATCCTGACTATCGTTAAACTGAAATACCTTGCGTTGCAGCTATGGCCTTTAATTGTGCATAAGCCGCTGCCAGTTCAGTGTCGTTCAACGCACGATCATAGATAAGATACCCTAACTCCTGAAAATCGTTATTTTGCGTGGTGCTATCTGTCATTGAGCCAAACTTGATTGTTTTAGTCAGATCGGTTTGACGCTCGAACGTAGCTGTATCCAGAGTTGACCTTACAGCCTTAACGTTATCCGTTATATTTTCCAGACTTACAGACTCAGTACGCCCGGATATACCTTCAACGCCAACACGAAGAGCCACACACTTCCATGCTGCGTTAGCCGAGCCAGTAGGCAATCCAAGCACTCCACTGGCATTGTAAGTTGTGTTAGCTCCGGTAGTTTTGTTTCTCACCCCAACAACTCCGATAGCCTGGGTCGTTGTCAGTAAAATCCCTACTGAGTTAATTACTGTTCCATCTGCTTTGGCGTTCAGGTTATCACCAATAACCAGATTATTATCCCCCGACGCCGGAAGATAGTATTTCCCAACGGCTATAAAAGTTAAATCAGGAGTTACTTTAATGTTTGTCTCAACGTATTTATTCACCCCTAGCAGAGAAACAAGGTCACTTACCCGTGTAATTGTGCCCCCCGCGGATGCTTCGGTATCACCAAATAAATTGACACCCACATTATTCCCACAAAGACCGACACCGACCAGTCCTTCAGCAACGGCGGGAATAATACCGCAAACATGGGTGAAAGTGCTGTCGGGCATTTTGATGTTAAAAGACATATTAAAATTCCTCTGCGGTGATTTTTTGAATTAATGCACGATTCGCCAGTGAATAGTGTTTGTTATTCAGGGAGGCAATATTTTCAGTATCGGGCTGACCGGGAAGTCCTGACTCCCAGATGAAATCTGATACTTCAGTGTCGCTGTCAGCGATGTTATGAACACCTGCGTGCGATGTTCCGTCGCCCAGCATGATGGATACCGTGCCGGTAAGGGTTCTGGCCGCAACAATCTTCACAACGTTATCACTGACGATTGAAACTGTAAGATTTGAACCTGTAAGCACCCCAGAACCGTCAGACACGGTAAAACCCTTGTCGTGATACATGGTTTCGTTATAGGTGACATAGGCCGATTTAAAGGTTAGTGGCGGGACGCGCGTTGAGAAGCCAACGTACACCGTGTTACCAGACCAGTAGGCACCCACCATCTGGAAGTTAGCCTCATCGTTACCCCACATTACACGGTCCGCGACTTTAGCGAACTGCGCACCCAGCCAGCGGTATGAGTTTGCAAACAGGTGATCGACTGGATTCGGCAAACCCGCATAACTTCCCACCATGAAAGCGAGCGGGTTATTTTCAACAAACTGCCGTTGAGCTTCGACCACGCCAAAGTTACGACCAGAAATGAAGCTGTTTCCAATCTGATTTATCAGAAAAATGGGGGTGGTGATCTGCCCGGAGGCGGTCATTGCATCAGCGATCAGATTTCCATACAGTGTCTGAAGGTACGGCAGATAATATTCCGCCGTAGCTCCGTTATTTTGTTCGCCATGATTAAGGATTATACCGCCCACCTCCCATTCATATCCCGCAGCCGTTGCAGCCTGAACAATGCCACTGAGGGCGGTAAGATAACGGTTGTAGTACCCGGCCGCGGCACCTTTTGAGAGGTCTTCAATCGGGGCGCCAGCTACACCGCACAGCGCAACCCCGAAAATGACATCCGTATCATTGTCCTTTTGCATGCGTTCGTTGTACCGGCGCTTCACTTCGTCAGCAAAAGCTTTTGCTATCGTCTGCCCGTGGCTCCCGCTTGTTTCGGAAATAACCCCGGCGTCCGTCTGACGTACCTCATGCAGAGGTTGAAAGATATTCCCTCCTACGGCTCCAAAATCATAAGACGATAAACCTTTAACAAAGGTGCTGCCGCGAGGGGACTGGCCCAGCATGATATTTCCAAGGTCAATATCATCGGGAATGGCAAAAAAGCTACCACCGCCAACGTTAAATGACTGTCCATACCCCAACCATATAGTCAACTTTTTAAGTTTCGCCCCACGCGGCACCGGGAATCTGACCTGATTATGCCGCTTTGACGCGTAAGCCGCCCCAGTGCCATCCAGCAGATTAATAACCTGTTTTTCCGTCATGGCTCCAGTTGAAGAGCCTCCTCCAGAACCAAGTTTATCCATACCAGAGAATTTAACCCTGCCTTTAGCGTCCTGAGAAAAGGCGATTAACCCGTTCTTATCTACAGTCTGAAGCGGGCCAGCGAGAGTAATTGTCGCGCCGTCAGCCCCCAGCGTCATACCAGGAAGCAGATTTAATTTTTTGGCGTAGAGATTCAGGAAAGGAAGATTAAGGGTGAAGCCTGGTAGCTTAACCATATTTGATATTACCCTTGCAAGGATAAGCCCGTTAGTGTCACTAATAACAAAATCTTCTGCGTCGTTTATTTTAAAAATGCTCAGGAAACTGTTAAATATTTTACTGGCAGTAATGCCCGCATTTTTTGCAGAAAAGCCATCGGGTCCAAATGAAAGCAGCAGAGATTTAAAAGCAAGCCCATCCGGAGTATTTAGCCACTTAGCAATAACCAATCCATTTTTATCAAACCATTGCATAAACGCCGTACGAGTAACCCCGTCAGCATTTATCATACCCAAAATGTTGTTAATAGCAGCCCATCCAGGAAGTGCCGCCACTGCAATTGCAGTTCCGTTGTTGTTTTGATAATAGATGAAGGAAACATCACTACCTTCACCCTGCGGGATGCGAAAGTACTGCCCTGATGTCGTAGCAGCTAAACCCGCAGCTGTATCGGGGTACGTTCCGTTGACATCAACGATTGATTCTGCCCTGTTTGCGGCGTTATCGGCTCTGTCAGCATCGTCACTGGCCTCTGACGCGGCCTCCTGTGCAGCCACTTTTGCAGAATTTGCCGCCGTTACCGCGCCATCGACATCACCGAATTTATCAGCGATCTCCCGGGATTCATCGCGTGCTTCTTTTGCCTCGGCAGCTGCCTGTTTTGCCTCTGATGTTGGAACGGAATATTGCAGGTCTACCCAGCCTTTTGTGGCTGCATCCTGCGGGTTTGTTGGGTCTTTTAGTCCGATAACTTTCAGCCCACCGGCGTTATAGTCCCCGCCAAGCAGTGGCCGCTTAAGTGACAGACTATCGCTAAGAAACGCCTGCTGCATGGCAAGCCAGAGACGATCAAAATCGGCGTTGATGGTGTCCGCCAGCAGGTCGCCGTTATCCTGGTAATCAGTATCCCGCTTAATCGCCAGTTTGCGCAGCAGCATAACAACGGCGCCGCTGTCGGGCGGTGTGATAAAGACAACCTGCCCACCGCCGGTCTGGCCGGCTCCCTGAACAGTAAAACCGCTGCTAACCGGGTTTCCGTTAACAGAAACCTCCAGGTCACCAGCGTTCATAATCATGAACTGATAAGCAAAAACGGTAGTCAAACCGTTGGCAGTGTAGACGTTATAGGGTGTCTGGCTGGGTACCGACATAGGGAGAACTCCGGCGGCTAGTAATCCACAGCGACCAGGTGATCGCCATCATTAGGCTGCCAATGTTCCCGCGCCTGCGCGGTCGGAATCCCGACTAATTTACCAATGCGCACAGGTGTAGCGTCGATCGCCCCGGCCCCCGAGTCGATATAGTCATCGGGCTGATTCGTCAACGCCGGGTTAAAGTCGCGCATCTGGTCGTACATCGGGCCGTCGAGCACGTCTGTATGCGCCCACAGGAACCGCGAGGACAGCGGCGCTTCGAAGGCGTCGAGAATGCGTTTCTGCTTGTTGGTGACGCTGAACTCTTCCCGCACGCCGCAGCCGGTGCCCTTCAGCGCCTGAATCAGCAGCTTGCCTGCAAAACTGCCGGGGCCGTTGACCTCGACGCAGACCAGGGGGATCTGATATTTCAGCACCAGCTCTTTAATTTGCATCACCTGGCCGCCGGTGATTTTGTCGTTATCGTCAAACTCCGCCAGCTCGCCTGTCAGCCCCTGGCAAACGTGCCAGTAAAGGTGCCCGCGGGCGTCGGTGAAAATCAGGGAGAACGCCGAGGCGTCAGCTTTAACCTTGCCGGTGGCCACATCCCACCAGGCAACGGCGCCGACGATCTGCGTCTGGCCAAGCCACATCGAGCAGGCGCGATTGGCGTAGCGAATTTCGGGCTGGACGTTGTACTCGCGGATGCGGTCGGGGTCGAGACGAACCTCGCCAACCGGTTTACTGTGCAGCTGATACTGGCTATCCCATTCGTTGACGGTGCGGCACTCTTTACGGCGCAGCAGTAATTCATCGTGATCGAAACGGCCCGGCCACGCGCAGCCGGCATAAAAATCCACGACTGTTTCTGGCGGTGCAGCGAACTCTACGCCGTCTTCCGTCAATCGATAATCAGCACCCTCGATCAGCAGCCTGGCGGCTTTGTGGATCCCCACGAAAACATATTCCGGGCGGAACGGTACCCGATATCGTTTTCTGGTCGCCTTCTTCGCTTCGACGCGATGCTCTTTATCGAAAAGCTTTATCGTGAGGCAATCGGCACCCTCTGCTTCTTTCTCGTCGTAGAGGCTATCGTGAGTATGCGGAGTACCGATAAACAATTTCCGGCCTCCGGGTATCAAAATGTGCGTCTGTTCGCTCAGCCGGTATCGCAGCTTCTCGCGGGCCTCCGGAGTCTGGATGTTTCCGGGTACCTCCACGTCATCATTCTGGCACTCGTTGGCACGGGCGCCGGTAACGTTCGACAGGATGCCTTTAGCGAACATGCTGGCGTTACGCATATCCAGTGCGCCATTTACCCACCACTGTTCGATGGTACCGATGCCGTCCGGCAACATGCCTTTCGTCAGGGGGTGATTGCGCAGAACGTTTTGTGTATCGCGGCTGGTCTTTCTGGCGGTTGTATCAGATTCCGACTGGTGCAAAATGCGGTACTGGCGATCGCAGTAATACCGCCAGGCGTTATAAACGCCCAGGATAGTTGATTTACCAAAGCCACGAAAACAGCGAAGCACCGCGAGGTTTCCGCGATGCTCCAGCCAGTGGCAGGCTTTATAGTGGCAGTCCGGCACATCCCAGTTCATCCGTTCCGCCCACATCAAAAAGAAGGCCAGGAACGAAATCATTTTTTGCCTTTGTGCTGCAGCCTCTCGATGACTTCCAGCGCTTTACGCTCAGCAGCTGCTACCTGCTGACCTAACTGGAACGCTTCATCGTCCGGATCCTCGCCGGGTTTAGGCGTTCCCCCGCGCGTATGCATGCCAATCAGCGAATGGACTTTTACCAGCAGCGTAAGCGATGCGGCCGCGTTCTTCTTATGCCAGTACCGATCGCCGCGCTCCTGTTTGGTGTGCTTTGTGATTTCCTTCCCTGCCCCCGGCCAGTTGTCCGGATCGGCTTCTTCCAGGACTACGTCGGTAAGCTTATCGCTAAGAGCGGTCAGGCGGGTTTTGTAATCTGAATGCATAAAAAAGCCCCGTGGTTATCCATAGGGCTATGATGAGGCGGGGTAAAGGTCGGAATCCTGACTAATTTATCCCTAATATCCTTTAGCGTAATTATTGTAGGATTCAATCACGCGATTAGCCTTTTCTGCCGTCTCATTCTTAGATTCTTGTATGCGTTTTATATCGCTATTAGCATTATCTAGATATTCCTGAGCACTTCTTACATAACTTTCAACTTGAATTCTGTAGGAGTTTTTAGATAAGTCACTGTTATCATATGGCGGTAGTGGTTCGGATTCGCTAAAGTCAGGGTAACCAGTGAAACCTAAATTGCTTCCCCCGAACACTACCGCCGAAGCGGTGAACGGTAGTAAAAAAACACAGAATGATACTGTTGCAGAAAATATAATTGTACGCATGCTAAGCCCTTTAAATTAAATTTATCAATCAATAAAATTACGCTATTTCATCCCGGGGTCAACCTGATTAATCAGTGGCGCGATCCAGAATAGGTTATTCCCCGGCAGTAATGTACGCACACTATGCAGGACGCGGTCGCCGGCGTCGCCATTAAGCACGCCAGCGGTTACGTCGGTGACCGTATCCAGTAGGCCGAAGGTTGGCCCCAGCGCAGAACCGATAAAGCCACGACTGGCGTAGCGGGATTGTGTGCCGGTACCGAGTAGGGGCCCTAAGCCAAACATCCCGCCGGTAGCCTTCTCCGCCATGTTGTTGTATTCCATCAGCGGTCCGAGGATGCCGGATCGGTCGATACCTTCAATAGCCAGTTTCTGAGGTGACCAATCCACTTCTTTACCATTTGCAGCCTGCTTAAGTGCGTAGGTTAGCGCACCGAGTGCAATCTGAAATGCCGTGCCATAGTAAAACTGCGCGGTACCTTCTGATAAACCGCCGATTGTCGCCCGGTTATATGATGCCGTCGTGAAGGACCGAAACTGGAAAACTGTGCGTCCTATTGGTGAACTGGCCCACAATGGCGTATCGCCTACTCCCGGGGTAATAATGATGTTGTTGGTATCCTTCAAAACTGCCGACTGAAATACACCTGCTGCGTAATCATCATCCCATTTTTCAAAATTGCCAATATGCCAACCATCAAGCACCTCGCCATGCTTACGAAATTGTTCGCTTATGCGCGCGGCTGTAGCCGGACTGATACCCAGTTTCGCAATCCGGGAAGCCGGAGCTGCCCCGGACAGAATACTGTCAGCGGTCACCATGCCGTTAATCGCTTTGTTAATGTCGTTATACTGCCCCATAAGCGTAAGCTTTCCGAACACATCGGTGACGCGGTCTAGCCCAGCTTCAGCCGCGTTCGTACGCGTAGAGCTGTCAACCAGATCAGCCATCAGACGCGAACGAGAATTAAGTACCGTTTCAACCATAACCCCCATCTTTTTCATTTCGCTTTTGTTGGCGGCAAACGCCGGTGACCTGGATATCAGGGCACCATAACCCTTCATCGTTTTACTGAATCCATTGACCATCACGCCGCGGGCGAGATCCGGAATCGCGGAAACCGTCATGCCGCCAAGTTTGGTAACGAAGTTTACGTTACGCATAGCCCGACCAGCGCGTACAAAAAAAGATGATGGGTCATCAGGCATTCCGTACGTACCAACTAAACGATCACGCATAGCAGTGATATCCCGGATATCATTCTCACGTGCTTTAGCTAATTTGGCCTGCTCCTGAGGACGCGCCCGCATCAGTTCGTCATATTCATCCTGTATAGCCTTAAGTTGGGACTCAAGGTTGCGGTTTCCAAAAACGCGGGTTAATTCGATATCCGGAGAGGCCTCCCGGATATGCCGCTGCAATACATAGTTAGCGTCACTCTCCAGATAATCGCGCATCATATTATCAGGCAGATTTAAAGTACGCTGCCGTGAGCTTCCAGGAACTTTGACGGTAAAAACGTTCGTAAAATCCTGGGGGATTTTTGCGCCAACGATTTTATTTATCGTTGCGTCTGCGGCGATCTCCGCATCTTCTCGTGACATAGCGGAAGGCCCACGCGACCACCAGTTAACTAAAAGATCACGGAATTTATCGCGCTCCTCAACAATTTTCCCCACTCTGTATACCCGAGGGAAATAACTGGTCTGCCCCAACGCTTTTAGCTCCGCATCAGGCGGTAGTAAGCCAAGTTCCTGCTGAGCAACTTTCACCCTGTCGACTACCTGACGCAATGCACGCGCGGCATCCTGAACAGCAGCATTACCGTGAATGTCTCCATTTCGCATGGCGTCGCCGACTTCTTCACGGAATCGGGTGTAATTGAGATCGCCGCCATCAGATTTATATTTGGCATACGCCTGCTTATTGGTGACCACTACTGCGGCCTCCTCCCTCCTCCAGCCACGCACGCGGGTTTCAGCCGCAACAGGGGTCTCAAATCCGCGTTGGTTACCCCGCAGCGCAAAGTTATTTTCCGCCAGTTCCAGCGCCGTGATTCGAGCGTTACGCGATGGCGACGAAATGACCCGCGATATTGGCGTCATATACCCGCCAGCCTTCAACGCGATATCCGCCGCTTTTCCCCCATCAAGCGTGAGATCGTCAAGCGTTGCCTGTCTGATCTGCATCGCACCGACACTACCACCATCGGGCAGGCTATCCATCCCACGATTAATAGCGTTAGCCATGCCGACATTTTCCAGCGCATCAGCCATTTCCCGTGTGGCCGCTGTTCTTACCGACGGGGTGATCATCGCGCCAGCAGTGGCAAAAATACCGCTGAACATAGCGCCTGCGGCAATGTGTGCGGCACTCTCTCCGGCGGTTCTGGTGTACTGCTGCTGGTTCAGCGCGACTTCGCTAATTGCGGTACCAGCGGCGCCAATGGCGACCTGCGAACCGATACGAGCAGCAAGGGTGCCCTGCGCGCCGGGGATAAACATTGATGCGAGAGTGAAAGGATCAAGCATGCCCGATGCGATATTTGCTAAGGTACCTTTCCAACCAGCGTCAGCAGTAACGCGTCTGTCTTCATTTTCGTTGTCAATGTGGTTTTTAATCCAGGCGGTTTCCTCTGGAGACTGTGAATCAGCGAAAGCTGTAGCCCATTGCTCATACCCTTTGATCTCATTTTTATCGGCATAGGGGTTGTACCCTGCTGCCGGTTCGAACTGTTGTGGCATTCGTACCATCCCAGCTAGTGAGTTATTCGTACGAAATGCAGCATCCCATACAGAAGGCTCAGCCTGCTGCGGTTCTGGGTTAGTACCTTCTGGCAGAGAAACATCAAAGCCCGTTGGGGCCTGAAGTGCGTTATCCATAACGCTCAGCGGCGCATCAGGTTGCGGATAAATAGGCATTATTCATTACTCCACGAGAAATAATTTTTAAAACGATCCACGCGTTCTTCATGTAAACGCTGATACTGCTCATCGAGCGCGCGATGTTTTGCCTTAAACCCGCGAATATCTTTACCGCGGGAGATCTCGGCTTCCTCTTGCTGTGCCCTCTCCTGCTGCATTTTTTTGTAAGGCTCCCACTCTTCTAACGACGGTTTCCAGCGCATAGGCCGACCGAATTTATCGTAATACGGCTGTACGCTCTCGATACCCTCTTTATCCTTCATGCGGACCATAATGGCGTAATCACCATTATGCGTGGTTAAAACGTCGGGTGTAATTTCCAGCTCGCCACCGATTCGAGATTCAGGGGTATTAGAAGTGATAACGGGTGCTGAACCTGAGGTTATCCCTAATTGGGTCGGGCTGGTCGATATTTCATCGCTGCGATCGCCATAGGAAAGGCGCTCTTTTTCCTCTTTCCACTGCGAAGCCTGCCAACCCGATGGCCCGTAGTTATAGAGCGCTTCAGGTGCGTATTTCATAAACTGGGCGCTGCCGTTTACATCACTGAGACTCCACGTGCGGGCGATTTGGGTATTTGTCATCTTTTTGGCGACGTCAGCATTACCGCCGGAGTTGCGGTAATTAATATCGTAAAGGGACTGGTAATCATTGCGGAAATTGACAGCGTTAAGATTCTGGTCATCTGCTGCAGGACCGCCAAAGCTGTACCACGGTTTCATGCTACTGACTGCGGAATCCATCGCGCTGGCACGCTCTTTTTTGTATTCCTTCGTGCTCTGCGTAGAAGACAATTGTGATTTAAGGGCATCAGTCTGGTTATAGGTAACGTTCTGCGCCTGCTTCACTGCTTCGTCTGACGCCATGCCGGAATCGGTAAGTTGTTTAACAGTCAGGTAAAAGCTTTGCATATCCTTTGGCATATCACCCACAGAGGCAGGATCAGTTTCGTACAGCGCGTTAAATAAGGTCGAGCCCTGCTTAACCACGTCGGGGCTACTGGAACGGGCGATCGCATTCAGTTGCGATGTAACTTGCGATGGAATAATGCCCGTCTGGTTAACCTGCTGCACGATGGCGTCGTGAGTGGTGGCGTCGTTAATGCGGAAGTTAAGCGCCGATGGCGTATTGTCCGCCGCCTTCTGCATGGATTTGTTGCTCGGGTCGAGTTTCTCGCCAGAGATCAGCGCATCGTTGAAGCGGGTAGCATCACGCTGCGACTGAATATTAGCATTGCTCTTCTGCACCAGCGCACTAAGTTTGCCGTACGCATCGAGTTTCAGCGCGTAATCCGGGTCGTTTGCCTGAGGCTTAACTTTCGCCAGTTCGGCCTGCTGTTCTGCAGGGGTGACGTACTGGATAGCCTGGAAGGTTTTGGCGTTATCGATCGCGATATCCAGTTGCTTGACCGCTGTCTGCCCCTGCTCACCGTACGCAAACATAATGGTGGAGGCGTTCGGCATAGCATCCGGCACCTCGCCGTTATACAGCTGCGCCATCGTATTATTCAGAATCGGGTCAATCTGCTGGCGCAGCGCCGTACGCTGCTGGCGAATCTGCGATTCGGCGATATTGTCGATTTTGTTTACTGCTACCGGGTCGAGACCGGTTTTATTTTTGTTGTAGCGGGACAACCAACCGCGCGTTTCTGCGGGCAGCTGCTTAACGAAATCCGCCATCGAGATTTCGCCTTTGCGCGGGTCGCCCACTTTAGCGATCAGCTTATCGACGTTACCCATACCCCAGTTATATGCAGCGCCGGCCAACGTTTCAGACTGATATTTTTTACTGAGCTGCCCGGCATAATCGCGCGCCAGCTGCGCATGCTGCACAGGGTCATCCGGGTTGTACTCTACGCCGCGTTTGGCCGCCAGTTCCTTCCCTGTGTCCGGCATCAGCTGAAATTCACCCTGCGCGCCCGCGGGTGATGTAACAAGACTACCGTCTGCATTGCGGTGCTTACCGCCAGATTCCACCAGGCCAACGGCGCGCATATCAAGTTCGCCGGTGCTGCTGTTGACCAGCGCAAAATCGCCATTAAGCCAGCCGGTGGGATTGGTTACCGCGTAGTTCTGCGCGCGCTGCTCCAGCGCTTTTTGATTCGCTTCTGATACCGCCGCATCGATACGTTCCTGCGGCCAGCCGCGCGCCTGGCCATACATCTCGATCGAATGCTTGCGGGCTCCGCGTATTAGCTCCGCCTGCATCGGATTATCGTATGCGCTGGCCTCTTGTTCGACGGAAGTGGTCACCGTCGCATTAAACTGCTGCCGCTGGGCCTCATCTGTCTGTGCGCGCTCGAAACCGCTGTAGGTGCTGGTCCGGCGTACCTGCCCCGCTTTCCACTGCGCATCAAAATAGTTTAACTGACTGGCCGGCACGCGCTTGCGTGCTTCCTCGTAATCGCCAGCGTCTGCCTTATCCATATCGGTGACCACACCGGACGATTTAAAGCCCTGACGCGTGACCGTAGCGCCCGTCTCCGGGTTTTCCCAGCGGTCATTAGATTTAGCTTCCAGATCGGTCAAAATAGCCTGTGTGGCTGCCACATCGGCTTTATCCTGCTCATGCTGTACTTGCTCTGCTACCTGCCCTGTAGCGGCCCCAAAACCAGACACCGCATTGCCGATAGTGCCTACATTGCTAACAGCGACACGCGTCTGCTGTGCCTGCGGTGTCACATTACCAAAATTACCCGTTGGAATTCTCACGTCACTTACTCCGCATATAAACCGTATTTGCCTGTTTTTGCTTTTTTCCAGCCGCTGTATGCAGTTCCGCCAGCACTAAGTAATGAACTGCCAGCACTAATATTTCCCGCTGTCGCCGCATTACTGCCGCTGATCCTGTCGGCTTGAGCCTGCGCCTGCAGGCGATTAGAAGAATTCACGCCATTAAGGATTGTCTGGTAGGCGTCCTGCTCCGCATCCCCGGTAATACCTGACGTGACACGCAGCGCCGTTCCCTCTCCCGTCTCAACGCCTGAAGCCGCCAACGCAGCATTGGCGGCAGATGCCTGCTGGCGACCAGCTTTACGAATACGTTCCGCTTCAACTTTCGCCGCTGCTTTTGATGCTTCGGCGTCGGCTTCAGCCTGCGCGGCCTGATAGTTCGCCATTTTCTTTTGCTGCTGGCCGCTGGCCACTGCCCCGCCAGCAGCGAGAACCGAAGAAGCCACCAGAGCGATTTCAACACCTGTACACATCGTTAAACCTCCATCGAATAAAGCAGGCCTGTCTGCTGCAGGCCGAGGCGGGAATACAGTTCGCCGGTACGTTCTGCATGCACGCCGGTGGTGATACCCATGTTGATGACCACGGCGCCATGCTCTTTCGCCCAGCCAATAAACGCGCGGGCCAGACGCGGGCCGGCGCTGCCGCCGCGGTGCTCAGGCGCCACAAACAGCCCGTATTCAAAGGCCATCAGCTGACGGGAGAAAAACTGTTCAGCAATCCCTCCCCCCAGCCAGCCGATTACCTCGCCGTCTTTCTCTGCAACCAGTACGCAACCAGAAGGTGAATAAATCAGGCTTTGCGCCAGTTCTGCGCATTTATCCGCATCAAACGGCGAGTTTTGCGAATAGCGGGACTCGAGATACATCCGGGTTCCCAGTTCGATAAGCACCGGAATATCCCCGGTAGTAGCATTGCGGATCATGATTAGCCCCCGTTGCTGGTAAACGTGATAATTATCGCGAGAAGGTGGAACGGCAGCGGCTGGCGCTGCTGAATTGTCAGGGTATCCTCGCCACGCTCCCATCCCAGTTTCCCGATACTGTGATCGCCGGTGAAAAGCGGTGCCGGCTGGTTGAGGATTTTGGGGCCGAACGTGCGGAACGGGATCACCTGGCCGTTGCACTCCGCGCCGGTGGTGTCCATAAAACGCAGGGTCACTTCACTGGTACGCTTGCGCGCGTTCTGCGTAGTGCCTTCGGTGGTGGAAACTTCAGGCGTTAGTGTCTCGATCGTGGTGTCGTAATGCAGGCCCACTTCGATAAGGTGCGCGTTACGCTTCAGCGTGACCTGGCCGCCGGTAACGACCTGCTGCGGCATCACCGAACCGTCGGCCAGTACATCGACCGTCTGCCCCTCAAGATGCGAGAATCCCGACCACACAGTCGCCCCCGGTTCACTCCAGCCCGTAACCGCCGCATCGGTGTGCAACACGCTGTCAAACACCTCAACATAACGCACGGTTTGCCCGTTCACCGTTCGGCGCACCAGTGCGTACACCACATCGTCGGTATCGGACGGAATACTCGCGACGGATTCAAACGCCCCATCAGTGAGCTGGCGGGACCAGGCGACAACGTTCTGCGAGCGGTCTATCCCCATCGTGATTAGCGCCCCGTCGGCCCGCACCATCCAGATAATCGAATCGGACTGCTGCTGATAGGCCATATCCAGCACGCCGCCGGCGGTGATGTGCTCTGCCAGAACAGTCAAATCGTTGGCAGAATAAGCGACATAGCTGTCGGGATCGTACGCCACCGCGTAGAGCTTTCTGCCGGCGCGCTGCACGAACAGAATTTCGGTACCGACACGCACTGGGCGGATGCTGTTGCAGCCGTACGGGCTTGGGTTTTTCACCGAAATGTTGGTCGGGGTGATGGCCGCATCGCTCCCCGCGGTGATGGTGAACTCACCGCCGTAAGTCAGCGCAATCAGCGTATTCATCTGTGCGAGGTGCACAATCGGGTTTAGCTGGTCAGAAGAAAGCGTAAAGCTAATCGCGTCGTCATCGTCGGTTCCCAGCTCAAAAGATAGGTAAACGCCTGTTTCGCTGAACCAGATCGTTTGCGGATATTTCACCGACCCGGCCAACACCAGGCGCTGCTGGTAAAGTGTCACCGCGCCGGGGTAGCCAAACTCTGCCGTCCAGACGGTATCCTCCCGTGTCCACGCTCCCGGCGATGCGGCCTGCGTGGCGCTCAGGTCTGTGCGGATTGTACCGACGGCAACCTGCGCACTGGTGATGCTCTTAATCAGCACCAGACCGCTGTTAATACGGACGTAAGACCCCACGTCCTCAGCAACCCAGCCAGCACCGGTAAATGCGCCTGTGCCACTTGTCGGCGGTTCTGCGTCACTCAAAGTCAGCGTGATTTCGGATCCGACAAACTCTTTTACGGATGGTTTGCACCACTTATCCGGTGTTTCGCGGATTTCGTCGAACGGCTCTACGATGAACGGCGCCGGCTCCAGTACCCAGTCGAGTTGCCCGCGGCGCTGAAGTCGCTGCGGCGGCACGCTCTGGTGCACGAGAAACATCGTGTCTGCGCCCTGGACATAATTCACTTCTGGCAGCATGCCGACGCTGTAAGGGCTGGCGATTTCATACGGGGTGTTGTCGCCGTTAACCAGCTGCTGGCCGTTCTGGTAAAAACGCACGTAGCCGTCGCCAAACTCGAGGACATACGCCTGCGAGCGGTTGAACACGTAGGGGATGAGACGCGCGGTACGGTCGCCGTATTTGGCAGCAGCGGCATAACGCGTGCCCGGGCGGCGCATAACGCCACCCTGCACCACGCACAGGCCATTTTCGATAATTTTTGCGCCGTTGGCGTAGCGCTCGATATCGACACGCCCCATCAGGCGCGGGGAAATTTCGCCCGCGGTAAAATTCGTTTTTATCAGGTTCGCGCGCATCTCAGAACCTCGATTCGTAGGTTGGATAACCGCCCAGCTCTTCCGGCGGGTCTTCCTGCCCGTCGATCGCTTTCGCCTGGCGCAACAAAAACGCAGCCTCTTGTGTCAGGCTATCTCGCAGGCTGGCGGAGCCGGTGACCGCATAGGCCAGCTTCGCCGTCATAAACGCCTCGGCCAGATTGACGAGCGCAGCGTCCCAGGAAGATTCGTCTTCATTGCGGAAGATGTAGCGGAGATAAACGACGTTTTCGTTTGCCATCACGCGACCGTTTTCGATTCGGTAGCGCACATCGTCGTACTCGCTGCCAACGGATAAAATGCGGATCACATCACCAGGGAGCGGGAAACGATAGCTGAAGCCGAAAGCCGGCGCGGTCGTTTCAGGGGAAAGCACGACGCGTTTTACCGCGCAGTTCCACGGATGTTTACGCAGCAGGTCGTCGCGAACGGTGGGGTAAAGGTTCGAGCAAAGCCGCGCGTTTTCGCTGGCCTCATCGAAGCTGTTAATCGGGTTGGCGCCAAGCGCCAGCAATGCATTTGAGCAGATGGATACACTGGAAGCCATAGCCTAACCTCAGATGAAAAAAGGCCGGGGGCGACCCCGGCAAAGGCACCAGCGGCTTTAAGCTACAAAATCGATGGCAACGACTTTCTTCTCGTTGGCACGGCCTGCACCGTAGGACGCGTCAACGGAGATCTGAATGGTGTTGTTCTTATCGCGGCGAGGACCGATATCGACGTTGTATTCTTCGCCGGTACCGAAATGCACTGCGGATTTACACCAGGCTGCTGCGGTTTTGGTAGTGACGCTTTCGGCGGTGACCGAATCAAGTTTCTCGTAGGCCAGCCATTTAAAGCCCAGCCAGTTACCGGATACCGCGCCCTCCTGCAGCATTTTCACCGCCATAAAGTCGGCGCTGGTCAGCGTGGTATCGCTGAGGATCTGCGTCAGCATGTCGGCGTTGTAGGTGATGAACAGCTCTTCGCCGTTCTGCTCATCGCACTCGTTTCTGCGGAACATGGCCTTAGCCGCGATCAGTTTTGCTTTGGTCATGCCGGTGCCGCCTGCAACGATTTTCTGCGAGGCCGGGAGGGTAACGGATGCATACGCGCCGTTGTTTTCGGTCTTACGCAGTACCGCATCCAGCAACGCGCGGTAAATCACATCGTCTTTTTTGCGGTTGGCAGCGGACAAGGTAAGCTGCAAATACGGCCCCTGCGGGTCGGCAATCAGCTTGCGCAGGTCGCGTTTCTCAACCGGCACGAAAACGCCGTAGTCGGCCATCAGCGCATTACGGGTGCCGGCTTCCGGAACATCCCAGACGGTATCACCGAAACGCGTGGTGATCTGGGTCATCTCAATGGTACCCATATCGTTGATGGTGAACGACGCACCGGTGATGCGGCCACGGTCATGGACAGCCGCTTGCAGGCGGGAATCCTTCTGCTGCGCGGCGATTTCGAAAGAATCATGAAACTGCGTAACAAACGCAGCGGTGATCATGTTCTTGTTTGCATCAAATGCCATAACAATCACTCCAGAAAATTATCGCCTGCGGGGTGTCGGTTTCCCGGCCCAAATCTGCACAATGCGGTTGGCGCTGGCGCATTGTGGGAGAAATCAGGTATCCGGCGTCCCCGCCGGGCTGGTTGTGGGGGAGATTGTTAGCGAGGTGTGCGGTCGGAATCCCGACCAAATGAAAAAGCCAGCGGGTTAGGCTGGCTCTGTGCGTGGAGTTTTTTTTAGCAATCAGCGTCAGGGCGAGCAATAGCGCGACATGCTGCCATGCAAGCTGTCTGCATATCGGTGCGGGCAATAGACAGCCAGCGCAGAGTTTGAGGGTCTGGCTCCGGTTCGCTTTCATGTACAAATTTAAGAAAATCCAACTTTTTGAGGAATTCACGACTTACAGCCTTGACCTCATTCATCATCTCGATGTCGGCTGGGGTTAATGTTCTATATCCCTTTACGGTGCTGCCGTCCTGCGGTTTTGCTTCACTCATTGGTTTTTCCTCTGATTAAGTTTCCGTGACATGTCACGCTACAGTTTGATCACCGTAACGCTTCTGGTAGTACGCCTTTACCTGCGCAGAAACGCGCTCGTGGTCTGCGTGTTTCGGGTCCATATACGCCGGAGACTTCATCAGGTCGCGGATGGTCTGCTGCTCCTCAGGATTACCCTCACCACCCACCGGCGAATCCTCCTGCATCTCAGCGCCGATTTTTGCCAGCATGCGGATCACCATAGGGTTATTGCCGATTTCATCCATGCGTCCTTTGTCGCTGTCATCCGCCAGAGAGTTAAATGCCCGGAAAGCCAGACCGATGTTTTTATTAAACTCGGCGTCAGTTTTCCACGTCTCGCGCAGCTGCGTGGCGGCGGCTTCCGAATCCAGCGCCGCAGCACCGTTAACCAGTTCAGGCGCAATCTGTGCGTATTCGCCCAGGATGAAACCCATCTGATCGTTGGTGATGCCTTTGGCGTGCGCCGACTTCATGAACGATTGCATGCGCGGGTCGGCTTTGAATTCGTCCCACTTAAAGCCCTCGACCTCTACCTTTGGCGCATACTCATCAGCAGTTTTCGGCGGCGTGTCCCCGCTGCCCATGCGCTTTTCAAGGTGCGAGTAAGCATCCGCCAGTTTGCGGGCTGAGCCTTCAACGTTGAGTTTTCCGTCATCGCCCATAACGCGGTATTTTTCAGGTAGCCAGTCATCCGCGCCTTGTTCGCCCGCGCCGGTGCTGAGTAGCGAAGTACCAGCAGGATTACCACCACCCGGATTTTCAGTACCGCCACCATTGCCAGCATTGTCACCCCCTGCGTTACCGGCCGGCGCTTCGGCGCCCTGCTCGGCGTTCATGAATAAGTGTTTAATCTTCCACATCGTCGTTTACTCCATCAGCACGGTTGATTTGCATCAGAATGAAATCGAGCACGGAGCGCTGCCCGGCCCGGTAACAGGTTTCGCGGTCGCCTTCGGTACCGCCTTTCACGTATGCTTCACGCCCGAAACGGCGGGTGATTTCGTCCAGCACCTCGGCACCGCCTGGCATTTCCTCGAAAATGCGTTTGTAGTCCGCTGGTGATACTTTTTTCGTAGCCATTAGCCCCCCGCTACCCGTTGACCCAGCGCTGTACCGACCTGCTGCCCGGCGGTGGTTGCCGCTTCGCTGCCCGCCTGCATCATGAGCGCCTGCCCTGCCTGTTGCTGCTGCGCCTGCTGGCGCTGCTGCCGGAGCTGCTCGACCGCATCAGACGTACGGATGACCTTCGCCGGTACGCCCAGCGCGTCAGCAATTACACGGGTAGCCTCGTCGGCGTCGATAAGGTCGGTGACTTCCGGGGCGACCTGCTGCAGGTTCGCCACGTTGGCGCCCAGCCGTTCGATCGCCGTAACGTTCTCCAGCTGCTGCGCGCGGGCCAGCGGCGAGATGTAGCGCACGTTGAAGTTGGCGTTTTGCAGGCTCTCGGGCGCCGGCGGGAATGCGCCAGCGCGGTACGCCAGACCAAAGCAGCGCTCGACCAGCGGCTGCAGGTATTCCGCCTGGAATCGGCCATAGACCGGCCCCAGCAACTGGCGGATAAGCGCGACACGCACATGCACTTCGGTGGCGGTCATGGCCGGGCCGTCCTGCGGCTGCAGCTGGTCGGCCATCATGATTTTGCGGATAGACGCCTGCAGGCGGTCTTCTGCAGAAAACGCCACGTTGAAATCGGCGCCGGTAAGCAGCGGCTTCATGCTTTCGGTGCTGTTCGCCACGATGATGCGGCGCGGGCCGACTTTGACCGTGCGCGGATTGAGTACGCCGTCGTCTTCGGCAATCCACATCCCGGCAATTGCCAGATCCTGCGCGGCCTTCTCCATGCGCTTCGTTTCGTTCAGCTCTTTGCAGTCGGGCAGCGCGTCGTACACGGGGCCGATACCGTACGAGGTGCCGGGAATCTTCATCCAGCGCGGCACGCAGCACGGGAACTCGTGATAGCCGGACTCACGCACAATGCGCTTGCCGCTTACCTCGATGTTGTACGATGCAAAGCGCAGGTTTTTCGCCAGCCGCGCATTCACCACGTAGGTTTCACGCGGGAAAATGCAGTGCATGAACTCGAATTTATCGTCGGGGGATTTTCTAGCTGTCTCGCGGATCTTCTCGCTGACGTTCTTCTCACCAAACTCTTTGACCGCCTGCGCGGCGGTGAGCTGGTAGCAGCGGTAAATCGTGTCCACGATGCCATCGCGGCGGGTGGATGCGACGTAGGACTGCGCCAGCGGCCACTGCTGGAACGACAGGCCGCCCTCGTCCCGGTCTTCGTCGATGTACAGCACAAACCAGCCGGCGCACACCACATCGAGGTTGGACTCGTAGCCCTCTGCGTCAAAGTTGGCGGCGTGGATATTCTCCCAGACCAGCGTCGCGCAGGTGGATAACCACGCGGCGGCATCGTCCGGCAGCAGCTCGCTATCCAGATTCAGCCACTGCGCGTTCGCCGGGGTCATGCCGGACATGAGCGCAGAGGCCAGCATACGGGCGCTGTCGGTGGCGGTGCCGTCGAGCAGCTTCGCCACTTTGGATTTTGCGCTCTGGGCGTCGAGAACCGTTTCGGATAGCCCTGCACCGCGCAGCGGGTAGGTGTAGTCGTAGCACTCCCGCCAGACGCTTTCATGCACCTGGCGGGCCGCTTTGAGGGAATCGACACGCTTAATCAGCCGTACGGCCAGTTCTTCCATCGGTTATGCCCCTAAGGTGTTTTTCGCTGCCTGCGCGCCAGTGGACAGCAGGGAAGAGCCTGTATCCGTTGCGCCTTCAGCACCGCTCGCCAGCAGAGAGGAGCCTTTCTTGCGCTTCTTGCGCGCTGCTGCGTCAGCGTTAGCGGCTTTCGCTGCTGCATCGGCTGCTGCATCGGCTTCCGCCTGCGGATCCTGCTGTACGACTTTCGGTGTACTTCCACCACACATAGCAATCTCCTTAGCCTGGAACGTGCCAGCCGTGTTCGGTTAATACCGGTTTACCCAGCGCCGGTTGTTTCTTGCCCTCTTCGTTCGTCACCATCGGGCCGGTACCGCCGGTAACAACGTCGGTGGCTTTGCGTACGAGGGTAAGAAATTCGAGGTTATCGGTAAGGTTCTGGTCAGTCAGATCCGTAAAGCCCAGCTCTTCGAAACGGGCAACGATGGTGGCGCCCTGCGCGTTGAGCGTGGCGAGAATGGCGTTACGTTCTGTCAGCTGAGTACCATCAAGCAGGGTTGAAACCTTTTGCTGCACGGTCTGTTCGTCGCTATCGCTACCCTGCTGCTGCGCGCCTGTCTGTTCAGCAGTAATTAACTGCCCCTCTGTAACGAGCGTTTCTTCTTCCGATGCCGCTTTTTCCTGCCCCGGCGTCTCAACGATTTTTTTTGGTCGAGCCATTTTTTTCACTCCTGAATTAGTGAGTCGTCATTGTGTGTTGCCCTTCTGGTCAGTTTCCCGACCAAAAACAGGGCGGCGGAACGTCCACCACTGCCGATACAGAACAGTGGGGAGTTTTTTACGGTCTGAGCTGGTAGCCAGACACCAGAGAGCGATAAGCGCCTCACCGTGACCGTGGCGAGGTTCTGATCCGGATTTCCAACCGAGAACGGCAGATTTCGAAACGCCAAGTTCATCGGCGATTTGCTGAGTGGTGAGGTTTTTTCTGGTCAGGTCGGTAATAACCCGGAACCAGTCTGTTCGGAAGGTGGCGACCAGCGGCATAAATCAGCCTCCTAAACGCGCGCGTGCGCGAGCATAGAGAGGGGCAAAATCGCCACCCGCCAGAATGGAAAAGGAGCCTGAACAGAATTTCATGCTTTCCGGACGCGTTGGCCAACTGCATTTTTTAGCGTTATCTGCTGCTCTTAGAGACGGAATTAAATTCTGCATAAGCGTAATTCCTTTACCTCGATAGTTACCTGTTCGAGCAATTCAGTCTCCGTTCCGTAGTTTTCTTCCCATGTTTTTTGCCCTGCGTGGATAGCTACACCGTGTCCGCCGGTCCTGTGGTGTGGTGGGCAAAGCGGGAGTGTTTTTTTATGGTCGGCGCGCTGGGCGATACCCTGCCCTTTGCGGATATGGTGAACTTCTGCAGGCGTAGCGCCGTAGCCAAGATTTCTGCATACGACGCAACCCAGTGATGCAACGTCTTCCAGCCAGCGTTTATCGTCTTTAGTCATGGCGATATTTCTCACGCAGCATAGCTGAATAATTGCGAAGCGGCGTTTTCTGCTGCCTGCTGCGTTGGGAAGGTGCGGAACAGAATGAAGTTCCAGAGGACGTCTAATACGGATTTATACAGCTGGGAAAATTCTACATCGTCCATTTTGGCGAACGATATCGATTTGGGTTCCTTGCGAGTGGTGCCATCAGGCATCTGGTATTCGGTATAAAAACCGGCTTCGATAGTCACCCAGGAACGGAACGCTTCAAACGATTTAACCGCGCTGATATTCCCGGCACGTTTTTCTGCTTCATCGCGGAGATACTGATCCGCCAGTTCCTGCAAAGTGTCGGCGTGTCCGGCATAGTGGGCCACCAGCTGCACGTAGCCACGCACCAGTTTTTTATCGGCTGGCGATATTGCACCGCCGGAAGGTTGCCAGTAATCAAAGCCCAGATTCAGGAGGGCGAAAAATTTGCGGTGAAACGCCGGGTTTCGTGCCTGCTTAAAATCTGAATACAAGACAGCGCCCAGTTTAATTTTTTTCAGAAAATCGCGAGCGTCTGGCGATGCAGGAATTAATACATCACCGGGTGCTTTTACAAAAGAATACTGCGCCATTGGGTTCCCCTTTAGCGCAGCAATTGCTCAGAAATACAATGTGTTGGGTGTTCAGGCCAACGAGTTAATTATAGCACAGTCCCGTCTGGTTTTATAATGGTGTAACCAGACAATTTTGCTAATTCAAACAAAGCGTTAAGTGTTGCGATATGCTCATCAGGGTGGACTATTCTGGTCTTCTTGATCTTCCCATTTTGACACGTTATCAGTACATCGCCATCGTCGGGGAGAAGGTCTCCTGCGTCTTTCTTATCAACCACTACCTCTCCCTCAACAAAATACTGTATAAAATTACAGTATATATACTACCAACTGACAGTGAGCGCAAATTTTTAAGAGCACGAATCGTTAAAAATCAACAATAAACCTGAAAATATCCAATTGAATTAAAAAGAAAACCGCCATTTCTGGCGGTTCTTTTTTATCTGGTATGGTTGTTCGTCATGCTGACAGTTTGGTTTCGTGCCAGCCGTACATCACCCAGCAATCGGCTTCTCCGGCGTGGGGACAGGATGCCACCGGCAGCCGATCGCCGCACTTGCCGCAGCACCGTTTGCTCATGGCGTTAATCCGACCGCGCACCCTGGCATCGTCCTGGCGGATCAGCAACGCGATGTACTCGGCCATTTCGTAAGGATCACGACCAGGGCGCCGGGCTGCGCAGTTCTGCAACAGCATGTCCAGTTCCTGAGCATCGAGAATCAGCTCAATTTTCCGGTTGCCGGCGGCGGACTGCCGCGCACGCTGCGCAGCTTTTCGTTCTGCGGGAGATTTAGGCATGCTCCCGCTCCTTATGGCGCTCGTCTTCGCTGCTGAAATCATCACCATCAATAGGCATCAGGTATTTTGCTGGCATCAGCGCGAAATCCATCCTTTTTGCCTCTCCAGTAGCGCCATCCCGCGCTACCAGGTCGCCTGATACCAACCATGCGTCACCCATAGGCACCGGCTCAGCGTACACCTCGCCATTCCAGGTAAAACGGGAGCCATTCGGCACGAAACCTACAACCAGCACTGACTTTCCGTCATTGGTGCGGTAGAAGCCGCCAATAATCATCGCCTGACAACCTGCGCGTAACTCAGCCATGGTTCACCTCCTGTGGGGCGGCTTTACGTTCTGCGGAAGTTTTAGCCACTTCCCCAGTTTTGGTGGACAAACGTTTGATCGCATGGCGGAGCATTACCTGTGCATACAGCGCTGGGGCAAGCACCTGCGGCATTTTCGAGTAGCCTGCGCCAGAGAACAGTCTGCGTATTTCTTTCGGTGCCGCGCGCAGATTATCGATATTGTTATTATTTAAATCATTATCCAGATGAATAACCGAATAACCGGGAGGTAACTTTCCGTGTACGCATTCATATACGTATACATCGAGTCTAATTTTCTCTTTATTCACAGTGATATACTGTGAAAGAATGCGTTTCCGGCCTTTCGGTTCACGAGTCCATCCGCGAGCTATCTTTACATCCTTGATATTGTCAGGCTTTTTATCGGTACCGAATCGACTGTTGAACCGCTCTGTAAGTTCAGCATTCGTTAGATTCCTATTGGCATAAATGAAAGTTAGCTGCTCTTCAGTATAGCGCGACTCAATCAAAAACTGCTTTCCTAACCCATGATATTTGCACCAGATTCGAATAGCACCCACGCTCTTATTTGTACCAAATTGAGCGTTAAACAATTCAGTTAATTCTCGCGCAGTGGAGCTTTTAATATGCTGCTTGATAAACAACTCCTGAGCTGGAGTGTATATTTCTATCATTTTTCTATCCCCATAATCTTAGGCACATTCCCCGCTGTGCCGTCATAAATAGCCTTCTGAGCATCGAGGGCGACGCGATAAGTGCCCACCATCACCCCGACGATTTCAACTACCGCTTTAGCCCTCGATAACTCTTCCTGAAGCAGTTCGCCTTTGATGTTGGGATCGGTGACGGTTTCCAGCATTGCGAACTGGTGATTCATTAAATCCTGAATTGTGTTTTTCATGGCTAAGCAACCTCTCCGATATACTCTGCAATGCCCGGAAGCAGCGCCACTGCTGGCGATTCACACTGATTTCCCCACACATCGAAACCATGAGACGACTGGCGGGCGAATAACTCAATGCGCTGGACATCGCCCAGCAGCTGTACCAGCTTTTCGCGCACGATATCCGGTTTGCGCGAATGCTCCAGACGCGGGGCCGTGAATGACTGAACGATCCCGGCATCCACCCGAGCGGGTAATTTTCCCTGCACAGCGAAAAGGCAATCCTCGCTGTTCGCCCTGGTCAAATGGCCCATTCCAAGGGCCAGTTTGTCGGTCTGCCGGCTGTAGCATTTGTTCCAAGTAAAGCCTTTCATGGTCATCAGGCGGAATCCCCACGCCTCGACTACTCGCAACGCCTCCAGCGGCTGAGTTGGTACCCACCACATAGCCAGCAGGCAGTTTTCAGCGGCCAGCTCCCAGACCGGGAGACGGCAGATATCGAGCACAGTCATTGTCTGGTATTTATGCCCGGCGCCACGTTCTCCATCTTTGGCTTTGTCGCGGTAGGTCCATGGCGGATCTGCATAAATCAGGGTGTATTTTTTGCTCATCAATTCCCCCAGATGTTAACCATGCAGATGCCGAAGGCTGACAGTGCCGCCACTACGATAAACAGCACAACAAAGTTCAATGTCAGGGCAAAAACTCGTAATGTATGCCCGCTGTAATTTTCAAATTCCTGTTTAAACAAATTTTTCATACCCGTTTGCCCCGCCAAAAATTTAATCGTTCTTTGAAAAACTCCCGGTAGCTTTCCGGCGTCGCCGCAATCGACTCAACGATGTACTGCCGAGTAACTTTCTTCTCGAACAGCTGGCGTATGAGTGCCGAGGCGCGCATGTCGTAGTGCTCTTTGAGCTGATACTCCTGCGGCCATTTGGCGCGATTGAGCGGTAGGCCGGGCGGCAGGTAATCTGATTGCCCGGCCATGCTTTACACCCTCTTGTTTTTCGCTGACTCGACGTAATAACGGGGATCCACGCTGTTAAGCGTGAAATGAACCACTGGCGTATCTTCATGGCGAGTGATACCGACATAGTTCGAACTGAACATTTTTAAAACTCGATCCTGAATTTCTTTGAGCGTGACCTGACATCCCGGATAGTGTTTCTGAAGCTGGCCCAGAATAGTCTGGTAAGAAAGCGTTTTGCCTTTCATCACGGCGACCAGCTGCTGCGCGGTAACTTTCCCGGCACCAGGTTGATCATCGCTGGCAAGCAGCGGGCGAACGCTGTCAAGTAGCAGCCGATGACGGCCAGCACCACCGACACGCTGACCTGTTTTTTTATCGAAATGCTCGTTAGCGCCCGCAGACCAGACGGTGACCCCTTCACTCAGGCGCACATCTTTTTCACCTTTGGAATAAATCACGGTGCCGATATGGGTTTTACGGCGACGACCTGAAACTGCGGGCACCGGCGCTTCACGTTTAACTGGCTTTTGCGGAGTAATTCCCGGCACTGGTACTGGTCGTGGCGCGGCAATAAATACAGAACGGCTCCGCGCACGGGCGCCGGCGTTCATGCGCCAGAGAATAACGGGTAGCCAGTTACAACCATCATCCGGATTAACTGGTTTCGGGTAATTTAAATTCGTGGTCATTGGTCTTTCCTCGGTTATATCGCGCTGGTCAGGCGCAGTTAAAATGTATCGGTGTTGTACTTCTCTGAATATTTACGCGGTTGTTTTCGTGGTTTTGCTGCCTCCAGCTGAATGCGTGTTTTCTCTTTGCCGACATGTTGATCGACGTGAAGGAAATGGCCGTTTTTAAACTCCTGATAGATAACCGCGCCGGCAGCGCTGAAGCGGCTTTTCCCCAGGATGATTTCGGCAATACCGGCTGTCGGGCTTTCCGGGTTGTAGACTTCATCGCGGTACAGAAACATGATGCTGTCGGCGTCCTGCTCGATAGAGCCGGAGTCGCGGAGATCTGACATAACCGGGCGACGCTGGCCTGCCGGGCGGGAATCCACCGCGCGCGAAAGCTGGCTTAGTGCAAACGTCGGCGTATGCAGGCGCATAGCCATGGTTTTAAGGTTTCGGGAAATGTGGGCGATCGCCAGGTCGTTACGCTCTGCCTTTGGCTTTTTAATCAGGCCAAGGTAATCGACAACGATCATCGCCAAATGCGGATAGCGGCGCTTATGCGTCTCGGCAACTGCCCGGATTTGCTCAATCGTCAGATCCGTAGCATCGACAATCCAGATATCGCGCCCGTTCATGGTTTCCATGGCCGCTGTAAAGCGCGCCCAGTCCTCGTCCTGCATATCGAGGGGATTACGCAGGCGCGACACCGACATGTTGCCAGAGCCCGCCAGAGAGCGTTCTACGATTTGCGTAGCGGCCATTTCCATACTGAATATCAGCGCCCCGCCGCCGGCAGCGGTAACACCATCGACAATCTTCAGCGCAAACTCTGTTTTACCCATGCCCGGGCGGCCAGCGACAACAATCAAATCCTGCAGGTTAATTCCGCCGGTGGCATCATCGAGGTCGTCAATGCCTGTCTTAAGGTTTCGGGTACCGGCTTCGCCGTCCATGCGTTTCTGTACCGTCTCCATGTAGGTTGGCAGCAAATCGCTGATGTGAACCGGCTGCACGTCGCCAGTATCGCCGGTCATGTCCAGCAGCTGCGCCACCGCACTTTCGACAACCTGATCGCGCTGCTCCTGGTTATTGGCCTGGCGGATACCGTCAGCGCCCTGCTGCAGTAATTCAGCCATACGGCGACTGCGCCACGCCTTAACCATCTTTCCGGCGTACCCTTTCAGGTTCGGTACCGTGGCAGGCATCCGTGTAATTTCTGATAAATCAGCCAGGCTACTACCGCCCAGCGCTTCACTGACAAACAGCATGTCGATCAGGCCGTTCGCCAGCGCCTGTTTTTTAATTTCGGAGAACGCGCGACGATGAAACCCGATGCTGAAAGATTCTTCAGGCGTAGAGGCGATCACGTCGAATGCATCCGGGCTGGCGCCGCCGTTTAAAAGGCCAGCCAACACACAAGCTTCCAGTTCCTGCGGAGTCATAACGAACCTTCCCGGGTATTACGTAACGTTTCTGGTTTCATCAGGTAGTCAAAGCTGGCACGCCAGCCGCCGTTGGCACCGAAATAAAAATCTGGTGCATCAGCGCGGAATTTCTCGAAGTATCCGAGGAAAGCGCCCGTAGTTTTGT